ATTTACAACTCATAAACACCTCTGCCGCAAGGCAGCGCCTTTTCCCAAGGCCGTAAAAGAAAATGGGGAGTAATGGATGAACAATGGAGTCAAATAGACCTTTTTCCCGAGTATAGCGTCAGTAATCTGGGTCGTATTCGTGCTGACAAGTCGGGAAGAATCCTAGCTTTGTCTGAAAATCAATATGGTCTGCTACAAGTGGGGTTGATGCGAGATGGGGTTCAACACCATAGATCTGTACCATTATTGGTGGCGAAAGCCTTTATTCCTCCGCCTCTTGGTTCTTTCGACACTCCTATTAATCTAGACGGTGATCGTCATAATAATCGGGTAGACAATCTAGTCTGGCGTCCCCGCTGGTTTGCTATCAAGTATAATCGACAATTCAAGTATCCTTATGAGCACTCGATCGATGCACCAATCGTGGATATAAAAACTGGTAGAGTAAGTGCAAACTCATTCGAATGTGCAAAAAGGTATGGTTTGCTCGAGCAAGACTTGGTTATGTCAATCTTAAATCGTACCTATGTTTGGCCCACATATCAGGAATTTGGCATCTTGGAACTTTAGATATTAGTTAGCGTAGATTTCTACTGTTATTATGGAAGGAACGCACACTTCTCCTTTATTTTTTCGCGAAGGAGGCTCTAAATGTGAATGAAGGTCAATATCAGACTAAAGTAATCAAGCGACTTGAGCGTATGTTTCCGGGGTGTGAAATTTTAAAAAATGATGCTAGCTACAAGCAAGGTATTCCGGATATCATTATTCTTTGGAATAGCTTTTGGGCTTCGTTAGAGATAAAAATTGGTCCCTCGTCAGGTAGACAACCCAATCAAGACTACTATATCGAGAAGCTAAGTACTATGTCGTTTGCCGCTTATATCTACCCGGAATGTGAAGAGGAGGTTTTGAATGCGCTTCAACAGGCATTTAAATCTCCAAGGCGAGCACGCGTTTCTCAGTCCTAGTTCCTATCACTGGATTCACTACACTCCAGATCGATTAATTGACCGCTGGACTTCAGCTCAGGCCGGAGCTTATGGCAACATGCAGCACGACTATGCTCAGAGAGAAATTGAAGCAGGTAGAAAGTCAGATCTTGTTGGAACTGTAGGTTTGTACATTAACGATGCTATTCAGTATCGGATGACGACCGAACAAGTTCTTTTTTATTCTGAGAATTGTTTTGGTACTGCTGATGCTATATGTTTTCGATATAATACTCTTCGAATTCATGATCTGAAAACAGGAGTATATCCTGGTTCAGTTCATCAACTTGAAATCTATGCTGCACTATTTTGTCTTGAATACGACAAGGATCCATTCAAGATCAAGATCGAGTTGCGCATTTATCAAGATAATGAAGTTATCGTCTATGATGCTGATCCAGAGGACATTATGTTCATTATGGAAAAGATTCAGGAATTCGACAGAATACTCAGCCATCGAAGACTAGAGGAGGAGTCGTGATTCGTACCAAAGAACAAGAACCATCTTTTGCGCATTACGGCACTCCCCGTCATTCCGGCCGTTATCCTTGGGGATCTGGTCAACCCGAAACTACTCGTAATAGAAGTTTTCTCGATTCGGTTAGAGCACTTGAAAACAAAAATATGACACCAGCCGAAATTGCTCAGGGTATGGGTATTTCGGTGAAACAACTTAGAGCTCGTAAATCAATAGCTACCGCTCAGGAAAGACAAGCCAAAATTCTGCAAGCTCAGCGATTAGATGAAAAAGGTTGGGGAGCTTCTGAGATTGGTCGACGCATGGGTATCAATGAATCTTCAGTTCGAGCTTTACTTGCTCCTGGTGCGAAAGATAAAGCTGATGCAATACAAACTACAGCTAATCTACTTAAGGACAAAGTTAAAGAACACGAATTGATTGATGTTGGTCGAGGTACAGAAAGTTTGCTTGGTATTACCAAGACCCGACTTGATACTTCTGTTGAGGCTTTAAAAGAACAAGGATATGAAATTCACAATGTTAAGGTTCTACAAGCGGGTACCGGTAAGTTCACAAATATGAAAGTATTGGCTCCACCTGGTACTCCTTGGTCTCATGTTCAACAGAATAAAGCTAAGATCAAACCAGTTATTGATGCATATTCCGAAGACAATGGTCGAAGCTTTATCGGTTTGCAACCACCAATTTCCGTGAACTCGAGACGTATTCGGGTAAATTATGCGGAGACTGGTGGCGACAAACTTGATGGTCTTATCTATGTTCGCCCAGGTGTAAAAGATTTGTCTTTGGGTAACAGTGCAAATTATGCCCAGGTACGCGTCATGGTTGATAAAACGCATTATCTTAAAGGCATGGCTGTATACAAAGAGGATCTACCTGCAGGTGTAGATCTGGTTTATAATACAAACAAAAGTAATACGGGTCGCAAAAAAGATGCTATGAAAGCTATAGAGGACGATCCGGAAAATCCATTTGGTTCTATCGTACATCAGGTACATGGGCCAGATGGTAAAGTTACATCGGCGATGAATAAGGTTTACGAAGAAGGTGATTGGGATAAGTGGTCTGCTAATTTCTCATCACAGATGCTTTCAAAACAAAATCCCGATTTCGCTAAACAGCAGCTTGGTGTGACATTTGAACGTCGGCTTAGAGAACTTGATGAAATCAACTCACTTACGAATGCGACAGTTCGTAAAGATCTTCTTCTTAAATTCGCCGATAGTGCAGATGCTTCAGCAGTGCATCTCAGCGCGGCGGCTTTGCCGCGTACGTCTGCCAAAGTCATACTGCCAGTCACGTCTGTAAAACCTACTGAAATCTATGCACCAAGTTATCGAGATGGCGAACGGGTAGCGCTTATTCGTCACCCACATGGTGGAACTTTTGAAATTCCTCAACTGACTGTAAACAATCGCAATCGTGCAGCTCGCAAAATTATTGGTACTGCAGCAAGAGATGCTGTCGGTATTAATCATGAAGTAGCAAAGCGATTGTCGGGTGCGGATTTCGATGGTGATCATGTACTTGTTATTCCTAATAAAGGTAAAATAAAAACTACTGCTGCTCTTGACGGATTAAAAGATTTCGATCCGCAAGTCTACAAGATACCAAAAGATTCTCCCATCCCTCGTATTAAACCAAATCGTAAACAAAATGAGATGGGTAAAATTTCAAATCTAATTACCGATATGACTCTTCAAGGTGCTAGTCATGATGAGGTAGCTCGCGCAATTCGGCATTCGATGGTTGTTATCGATTCAGAAAAACACAATCTTGATTTCCGTCAATCTGAAAAAGATAACGGTATTGCGAGTTTGAAAGAGAAGTATCAGGGTGGAAAGAGAGCTGGTGCTGCCACTCTGATTAGTAGAGCTGGTGCGGAGACTCGTATTCCTGAGCGTGTTCCAAGACCAGCTCGCAAAGGTGGACCCATTGACCCGGTTACAGGAAAGAAAGTTTTTGAACCAACGGGACGAATGGTTCCGGATCGTAGAACAGGAAAGTTAGTTGAGAAGAAAGAAGTACATGATCGCTTGGCCATAACCGATGATGCACTTACTCTTGTTGGAACTCATCCTACAAGTATGGAACTCCTTTATGCTGAGCATTCTAATAGACTAAAGGCTATGGCTAATAGTGCAAGAAAGCAAGCAGTAGCTATTAAAGGTGCGGAGCGTTCTCCTTCTGCAGCAAAGACCTATAAGAATGAAGTTGATTCTCTAAACTCAAAACTTAATAATGCTAAACGAAACGCTCCCCGTGAAAGACAAGCCCAGCGTCTAACAGAGACGCATGTCTCTCAGTTACGCCAGGCTAATCCAGAGATGCAACCCGAAGACGTCAAGAAGATCAGGTTTGCAGCACTAGAAGAGTACAGAAACAGGACTGGTGCAGGGAAAGATAGGATTAAGATAACACAAAGTGAATGGGATGCTATTCAAGCTGGTGCTATTTCTAAAACTAAACTAGAAGAGATCCTTAGGAATAGTGATGCGGATCGTGTTAAAGAGCTAGCTCTACCAAAGCAGAAGATCAAGATGTCATCCACTAATAGACTTCGTGCACAGTCCATGTTAGCTGCAGGCTTCACTCAACAAGAAGTAGCAGACGCACTGGGTGTTGGCTTGACTACACTCAAGGTAAGTCTCAATGAGTGAGATGACCATGACTGATACTGAATACATGTTAACTACAGTAGACAATCCATTTGATCCATTCACTAGGTTTGATGAATGGCTAGCCTATGATACAATGATGGGTTACTATACACCCTCCTTCTTAGCTAGAGTGGCATACACATCAGATGAGTTGTCTGAACCTGACCAAGAGCTAGCGTTACAAGAAGCAATAGATTACATCGTAGAGGAGAATGTTTCAGGTATGTGGAGAAAGGTTTCACGTAACTCTACATTGATTCCAGATCCTGATGACATCTAACTTTGAGGAACTAGAACAATTGCGTGAACAAGAAAAACCAAAAGATTTAAAGAAACAAAGAGAACTAAGAGCAAGACAGAGAGCGAAGAGATTTGAAAAGTTTAAAAGAAGAGGATTGAAAAAAGGAAAGAGAAAAAATAAATAAATAAAAATCTGGGATCCCATTGATAGGGGGGAGGGGGTCAAAAAAATATACCCCCCCTCTTCAT